CACGTTCAACTGCCGGACCATCTTCTCGGTGAAGTTTGCCGTTCAGATACCATTTTTTGGTGCCATCTGCATATTCAATTGCCGGGCCATCTTCTCGGTGATATTTGCCGTTTCGGAACCATTCTTTGGTGCCACTCGGAAGAACATGCTTTGTCGGGGTTTCCATTATCGTATCACCTTGTTCAACCTCTACTATTCAACATAGCAAAATGGGTAACCAATGTCAACTGAAAAGTGACCTAATATGAAATTAGATAGCAAATTGCCAATTTCTAGCTTGGTAGAAACGCAGTTCCTCTCGTTCACAGTAAGCGAAGGTTCCACTGACAGATATCGGCTCCTTGATGATCAAATCAAATACAGGAAGGAGTGGATTCTTACGATCAATTTTTAATAAGATACGGTTATCCCTCTCATCAGAAAACCAATATTCAAACGTGACATCTTTTTTGAGGTGATTCCGAATCTTATTGATGAACGTAAGCTGGCTTTTTTCGCTAGGCCAGGTGTTACTATCTTTGATATTGCGATACTCTCCGCCGAAGATTTTGATGAGTTCCTTATCATAATGATAGAAGTATGGCAGTTTGTAAGCCATAGGCATAAACTTGTCGGGATATGAATAGTCATTCTTAGAGTAGTCAGTATTAACTAAAATGCTCAAATCTTTGCGGAATGCAGTTAATTCGGTACCGCGTAACGTCAACACCATCAACTTTTTTCCAAAGTGTGATTTTATCTTGTCGGCAAGAATGCGGTCTTCATCTGTAATTTGCTCCGTTTCAAAAGGAGATGAAATAGGGGGTGCAAAGTTACCGGCACGATCCTCATTAGTTAGACGATAGCGGGTACAACTAAGTGTGATTAAATCTGCCCCTATAATAATATGTCGCTCTATGGGTGTAGGAGTAGGAGTAGTCGCCATATTACTATAAAGTAAATTCCAGTCGGTTACAGCCATTGTGTTCTCCGATCAACTTCAATGATCTGTGCAGCACACTTGCCGCCAAATCCAAACGAATTATTTAAGGTTCTTAAGATTGGTTTATCATCAAACTTCTTATTCTCACGCACTAAACAATTATGAACATCCATTGATGCTTCCTTTAGATTATGAATATGAGGAATGATACCAAACTTCATAGATTCAATAGCATAGATTGTTTCTACTATGCCAGCACCTGCGAGTGTATGACCAATCTTTGATTTCGGTGCATAGATAGGAATATCCTTAACACAGTCGGTTACAGCAGCGTATTCAATGATATCTCCGACCGGAGTGCTAGTAGCATGGGCAGATACCGCGTCAATAGAAACATTGCTAGCAAGTGCCTTACTCATAGCTAACCTAGCACCCCTTCCATCTTGGGCAGGGGAAGTCTGATCAAACGCATCGCTCGCCAAACCAGCAGGATAAAGTGTAGCGTGGACTGTTGCCCCGTATTTCTCTACTGATTTCTGAGATGCTAATACTAGCACACCAGTGCCATTTCCCATGACAAATCCTTCACGAGTGTCATCAAACGGGGTGTTAACATTTCCGAGAGCATTGATCGCCATAAAATACTTCATAGCAATACGATGTGAACCAGCATCACCGCTTCCACAGATAACATAATCGTATTCATCAAGCAGTCGCATCGCATAGTCTATAGAGAAAATGCCAGTTGCACATGATGCAAACACAGAGGTGTTTATTCCTAGATATTGCCAATGACTATTGATATGACAACTGGCCATATCCAAAATGCGATTGACCACTATCCTCGGGTTAATCCTTTTGTTTGCTACGAGTTTAGGGAAATACTCTTCAATAGTCTCAGTATCATTCAAACAAGTGCTAAAAATAACAGCCACATTGCTACTATGCGGGAGATTTGCCATCTCCAACGCTTGTTTAGTACAATGCATTGCCATCTTTTGAGTCAAGGTAGTTCCACGACTCACCCATCCTTCAGGCAACACTAGGTTTGATTCATCAGTGACATATGCCCGATAAATCTTATGATTTTCTTCTATCATGGCCGGAATGTCAGAAGAGTAATCAGTATCATCTAGCATACGCTTAAAGCAATCTTTTGGATTGTTTCCTAGAGTATCCACGAGTCCATAACCAACTACATATGCTTTATCAATTGTCATCTTGTTTATCCAAGTGTTACGTCTTCCATTCCAGCAGTTCTTAACCTAACCACATGCCCTAGCATGAAGTTCTTAGATTCAATTCCTTTCATAATTCCTAGATACTTATTTCTCATTAAAGCAATTTCATTGATGAGGACTTCAAAGTCAATGACTTCCTGTTCACCATCAACATACTTCTCAGCATCACGCGAGGTCAATGCACGGGCATAACCCTCAAGATACTTCTGAAAATGCTTTCTACGAATCTGTCTCAGTTGTATATTGAGAAAATTGAGTACCGCTTCAACCTCTTGAAGTTGGTTGAAACGATACTCTGTAATTCCTGGCAATGCAGCAATATTCTTTTCCACATTGCCATATACCCTTACATCTGATTTAGCAGAAATGATTTCATTTTCGTAATGAGTTATAAAGTCCGGTAATACGCTTAAATCTTGTGTAATCCGGCTGTACCATGTCATTAGTAATCTTCTTCATCATCATAGTAATCAATAGAGTAGTCTTCTTCTTCGTCCTCTAAGAGGCCCCACTCAGGGGTTTCCAGATAATAAGACAAGGCTCCTTTTACATCAGAATCTAGTCTAAACACCTGCTTAATTTCAGCCGGAGAGTATGCTTCATCAACTAGGTAGTTGACAAGCGTCTCAGCAGCAGAACCAATATCACCTGTTTCTATGCTGGGCTTTAATACTTTCCAAATTTCATTAATTAGTGCTAGACTCATTCTGCAAGTTCCTCTTCTTCTACGCTAGCAATATTTAGACTAGCACGAGGCTTTTTAGTGAACTCCAGCATCACCCGATCAAGGCAACCGTCGTCATTACGTTCCCAACCTTTTCGGAACTTCTTGATGGTAGTTCCATCAACACAAGTATAGACAAGAGAATTGCCTTCCTTCTTGAGAAGTTCCATAGCCTCAAACATATCAAGTAAGCCTGAATAAGGATTCATGCCAGTCTCATATGGAATCTTGACTTGAACAGATTCAAAAGGTTTGCCGTAACGAGTCTTCATTACCTTACACGCAGCACGAATACCACGCACTTCGCTGATCTTGTTGCCGTCTTCGTCTTCCTTGAGCTTGAGCTTCTTCATTGCAACGACGATAGAAGATGCATAGACGAATCCTGAACCACCTGAAATCTTGTCGTCTGGATCAAACATATCTTGTGAAGCATATGTATGATTTGTGCAAACCATACCTACATTGTATGAACCGAACATGTTGACACAATTACGAACAAGAGCAGTCAGTGCCTTAGGCTTGCGACCCATATCACCCTTCATATCACCTGCTTCAAACTGATTTACATCAGTAGGAGTGAGCAACATGCCGAGACTGTCAATAACAAACAGAATCTTCGGGCGATCTTCCGGTGGCAGGAGCTTGTATGACTTCATGAATTCACTGATAGTCTTACCAACATCATCAATCATTGCCATGTTGAGTTTCAGCAACTTACTTTCGTCAGTTGACACACCCAATGCATGAAGCCAAGCTTCATCTAGAGCATTTTCTGTGTCAATCAGAACAACAAAGATACCTTGCTCTTGGGCATTACGAACCAGATTACCGGAGCAGATAAATGATTTTCCTGCTCCTGATTCTCCGGCAAAGACAGTAACCTTGCCAAGAGGAATGCCTTTATTAAAATCACTGCTAATACGATAATTGAGTGCATAGTTACCTGTACTTATCCAATCTGTTGGGTCGTGAAACCCGATGCTAAGGCCGTCAATAGCCTTAGTAATATCGCGGCGAAACTTGCTTATATCAAACGGCTTAGCCATTATTTCTTTCCTTTATATATGTCAAAATCTTTTCCAATTCGTTTAGTGTCATGTCTGACTTAAGTTTGTTTGCTCTCCAAGATATAATAAAAACATTCCCCGGCACATAACCCTTGCTAGGATCCAATTTATCTATTGTTGCCTTGCACGGGTCAGTTGCTTTACCGTTCTTCCCACCCCATGCGTAGTTTAACTTTAGACCTAACACCGGACAATATTCGGGCTGTTCTAGGTCATCCAACTCAACTGTGAATGGGATTCCCTTTTTAATTGCCTGATTTTTTCGTTGACGAAACTGATGGGGCATAGTGTTATCCATTGCCCGATATCGGTCTCTATCTGATTGGTAATGGTCTCCGCGAGAGCATTCTACGCAGGTGTGGGTAGCTACAAACCTCTCAGAGATATGCCCTCTTTTACAGGGCTTACCGGTAAAGTAAGTATCTTTACCTGCTGCTATAGCAGCATCTCTTTCTGAGGATCGTTTATTAGCCAATGTTATTTCCTTATCTAACGATTTGTTTCATCTTATCATTATAAGATATTTTTTCAAGTAATTCGGGACACTGCTCAGTAAGTCTATCTAAGTCAGAATCCATTGGAAAATGACGCAGTATACCTCTAGCACGGTCACGAATAATACTAGGAACTCGTGGAGTCTTGCCTGGATCGCAAAGTTCTTCCAAAAGTTTCTTGCTTTGTTTTAAAGCACGATATCTTTCATCTGGCATGGTCATGTTTTTTTCTCCCATATATGATCGGGGGTAGTTAACCCCCGATCATTAGGACAATCCTACTTGGATTGTCTTTCACGGATCATCTTCAAGATGTCCTGTGCCTTATCGCTTGAAGTTGCCTTCGGGACAACTACAGGATCAACATCAAAGGGAGGAGTATCATCTTCATCAACGATAGTCGGTGCAACTACAGTTGAGCCGGCTGCGATAGACTCAGTTTGTTTCACTGCGGTTGCACCAGCAGGGGCATCAAGTCCATAAGGACGATAGTATGCACCCCACTTGTCATTATCATAAGGGCGACCGTCAACCGAAGCTTCAAACATTTCCTTGATGATGCGAAGTTCAGCCTCAGATGGCTTCTTAGGCAAGAAGTCTGTGAGATTAAACAGACCGTGTGCTTCAATAGCAGCTTGTTCCACTTCAGTTAGAGCCGATTCCTTACGGGCCCAGTTAGAAGTAGAATATTCGGCATAACCGCCCTTAGAAGTCTTCTTGATGTTGAAGTCAAGGCCACGCATATAATCAGTTGGCAATTCTTCCAACTCAGGATCCATGAGTGAAGACTTAATGACAGTGAAGATTTGCGGGGAGATCACGAAACGACGAATAGGATTCGCGGGGGTCGTGTCATCTCCGATAGGATTCTGACGGACAAAACCTTGGAAGATATAAGAACGCTTCTTCCAATACTTGTTAGCCATATCCTTCAGCGTCTCGTCCTTATACCAAGGACGAACTTCTGCGAGAACAGGGCAGTTATCGCCGTACATCTCTACGCAGGGAACTTGAACAGTGAGTTGCTTTGAATTAGAATCACCCTTGACACCGTTGAAGGGCAACTTGATCATAGCCCGTTCTACCCAGAAGAATGTGTTCTTAGAGTCAGCGTCTGGAAGGAAGCGAATAGTTGCCGTAGCACCTTCGTCCATATTCCAGTGTGCATAGATTGCGTTATCAGATTGAGTGTTAGAACCTCGTGGTTGGTTCTTATTTTCGGTGGCCGCGATACGGGCCCGGATTTCTTGAAGTGATGCCATTTTAGTTTTTTCCTTTTTAAATGTGCCTATGTTGAGCTTTAAGTTAGTTTTATGTTTTGCTGTCAAGGAGACAACTAACACAATATGAACTATACTAGATAGTTCATCTTGTGTCAATGTATTTATACTGTAATTGGGTAAGTAATATTATTCTATTTTGCGTTAGAGACCAGAGAGTTTTCTGATGTGTGCCAGTTCTGCGTCAACGCTTTCATTGGCACCGACCAATTTACCGATGTTGTTGTGCTTGACCTTTTCAGTAGGGCCGAGTTGTCCGGCGCGTTTTTGATTAGCATCTAAGTCTTCTTCAACTTGATTCTGACCGGACTGTTTCATCTTACGCCTAATTAATTTTTGCTGTAGTTCGGCAGGAGAACCTTTATCAACTTTACTATCCAAAGCAAACTTAGCGGAATCAGGAGATAAGTTGTTAGTAACGTCCTTAACACTACTTACTGTGCTATCGCCCTTGCCCCCATAACCCCAACCGTCCATACCACGCTTGAATGACTTTATACCCTTCTTGACCTTCTTGATAGTGTCAGGTAAGTTTTCGTCAAGGGTTGCTGGTCTATTAACCGTGCCAGGAAAGCCTGCTACTTTCTTGATTGCTAGGGTGCCGCCGGCATGTCGCTTTTCGTGACGCTTCTGATCTTTTGGATCTATATTATCAAAACCTTTGTCAACGATTCTATCCAATGTAGCGTCACTATCGTCTGCTGCTGCTCTAGCATATCTGCCTAACTTGCTTGCAGAGATTTCGTCAATCTTTTCGTTGTCCTCGTTCCATTGCTTGAATTCACCTGCCTCATCATTATCTTTATAACCCGCATGGTAGGCCTTGATTTCCTCAGGGGTCATGTTTTCCCTTTCAACCCTATCAGACGATGCAGTAGCACCTACATAATAATGGGGACGAGGGTCGCGACGATAGTAACTATCAGCAGAACCACGATCATATGGACCGCCGTGTCGCTTATCATGTGTTTCTTCTAGGTTTTCTTCGCCTTCCGGAAGCTTTAAAAGTCGTTTCAAAAAGGTTTTGGCTGAAGATTTCTTATTTTTTGCTGTTAGTTTAGCTTTTTCCAATGAGGTATCTGTAGAAGATTTACCCCCTGATTTTGCTTTGGCGGATTTAAAGTAGACTTCTTTCTTAGAGACTCCTAATTGTTTGGCACCTTTTTCTAACGCATCAGCATCATTGTCAGCCGTTACTTCTACACCTTCACGATTACTGGCCGTGACCACAGTGTATTTTCTGTCAGGGGCTTCAACTAAATGTTCGTTCGCAACGCCATCAGCCCATTCGGCTAATGCATCAACTTCCTGCATCTCGTTTACCTTCTTGTGAATGCGAGATAGGATAGGCATGACCGATTCAATGCGAGGGTCTAGCGTCTCTTGGACGAATAGTTCATTGATGGCAGAGCTATCTCCATCATCTTCCATGAGAGCAGGAGTCCAAGATTCAAAATAGTTATTGTAACCACGAAGACCGGTCATCTTGCCGAGTGTCTCGCGAAGATTGTTGTAGTGATTGGTACCTTCGTTCACCAATGATTGTGTTGATTCATTGAACTGGCCATTGCGGGTGGCACGGACGAATCCTGCCATCTGATTGTATTCTTCTACGAGAGATGTAATATGCTTTCCACGCTCATCGTATGGTGTACCACCTTCTGCGATGTGTCTAGCATAGACCCTTGCGATGCCTGGACGAGTAGTAGGGAGTAAGAATCTCTCACCGTCTGTATTTTCAACAAAGATACGGGCGACATTGCGGAATCTTTGCTCACCTTCTTCAATGTTGCGGCTGTGCTGTAACACGATCTTTACATTAGGCACGCCGTCATTGTAGCTGGCTTTCTTACCCATTGAATGATAGCCTTCGCCAAGTTTCTCTTTCATTTTATAATGTTCCCTTTGTCGCATATCATCGCCTAGACGGTCCTTATTTTGTAGATCAAAGTCTAGTTGTCTTCTCATTGCCCACTTCTTGAGATTCTTTAGTAGACCTGTCCAAGTGTCATCGTATTCTACACCGGGTGTTACATCATTCGGGCTATCTTCTTGGTCGTTGTCATAGTAGATAGTGATTTGTTTAGCTTTATCTACGCTGATCCAGACTTTACCGTATTCTTTTCCGTCTTTAGTGAAGACAAATTGAATAACATCAGCTTCTTGTGGTGCATTTACTCTTTGATTCTTAGAATCAAGCGGCACTGGATGGTATCCTCTAACTTTTAGAAGATCATATAGGTCGCGATTAAAACTTTCTGCGTCTGTTGCCATAATAGTATTTATACTAAATCAATTAAAGACAGCAAAGAATGGGAGAGGTGCAATTATGTCTTCATAATCACGGATGTGTGATTCTAGGTCACCATGGTAGTCTGAAAGTTGCAGCATGATCCGGACTGCTAGCAGAGAAGCCATAACCAAATCATCATGATCCCCTACTTTAGCTGCATAGCTGCCGCCGTGAGCGACGAAGGCCTTGAGTTCGCTGATTAGTGAACGACTATGAATAGTCATCTTCTTTGATTCTAATAGTGTTTTGAATTTAGCACAGGCTGCTAACTTCGGTTTGTTAGTAGTTGTGAATCCTTTTCTCTTCTTTCCCGGCTCACTCATGAAGATGCCCTGAATGTTTGATTCACCATACTCTGCGAGTGAGAGTAGCGATGCTTCGCCGATGGAGTTATTCTCTACAGAGTAATAGATGTTATTAGGTTCACCTGTAATCTCAGCGATATACTTAGTGATCTCTGCGAGTAGTTTGACCTGGCTAGGAATATCAGTCTTGTTGTGCTTCCATTCGCCAATCTGAGTAGTTGTGCTTGCTTCAAAAATCTGAATAGCTGCGGGATCACCACCTGTACCCAATGATGGATCAAGTGCTACAACATATAGCTTACCCTTCTCAGGAGTCTTGTACCAGCGAATCTGTCCCATGCGATGTGTTGGTTCAGTGCCTTCAAGCATCAGTAGTGTGTTTGGATTGATAAGTGTCTCGTCGGCGATGATAAATTCGCAATTGGAGCAAAGAATATCATTTGCGTAGAACCTTTTGTTTGCGCCGGCATTTACTATATCATACACTGATTCCAAGCAATTTTCTTTAACCGAAATTACCTCAGTTGTTCCTGATAGAGTGCAAACCAGATCACCGGGCTTTAGTTGATCAGCACGAGTTTTTTCCAAGTTGGATAAGAACACTTCGTGGTCAGGGGTGAGCGTAACTTCGGCGGCCGCTGTTTTCACAATAACAGTATGCTTGACCCCTTTGTTAACTATGCCATCAAATGATTGCCAACCAGTGTCAGTAAGGATTTCTAATCCTAATTTATTTTTTATTAACACGTCCACTTACGAATCCTTCCGGTTCTTCACCTTGCTTATATTGTTTATTAACTAACCCATTGTTGAACCACCGCATGCCTATCTTAGAGGAATTGGTTATCAATCGTCCCTTAATAAATCCAGGTGGTACCGCGTTCCCGTAGTATTCTTTAGTTCCGTCGTTGTACCATATTTTTCCCAGTGACGTACCAACTCTTCCTCGCTGCGAATCTCCGATCTTCTTAGCTCTCTCGGCTGATTTTAAATAATCATAGTAGCCGATGGCTGACCGTGCTTTATCTTGTGATCTACGTTCATCAGCAGACCATTTAGTTCCCTTCTTCCGGCCACCTTGGCCAGGAAGTTTTAATCCGGTATTCCAAGGCTGACAACCAGACGTACCTTCGCCCCCGTCTGTTCGGTTTCGTAATATTCCAGAGCCTATATTCTTTCTACCATACCAGCGGATATACCAACGTTCTAGTGCGAAGGCCCATAGTTCCGTTAAGCCGCCTGCTAATATTACAATATACTCATACGCCGGTCTTTTGATGTTTTCGTGTAGCTGCCAGGCTCGTTTTGCGTTACCTTTTCCTATATAGTAAGGAGTACCGTCCTTTCGGAAGTACGCATATACATAGAATCCAACAGGCGGGTTTCGTTTTGAGTAAATAGTCATGCTGATGCTCTCCAAAGCGTTAGAGTAGTTGGGAATCCCCATTCCGCGAACTACATCTTTATTTATCATTTTCCAACAACTTTTCAAGCTCAGCCATGGTAGCCGTAAATATTTTACCGCTTGAGTCCTTTAGTTTTAATTGGGTGCTTTGCGCAAAGCACCCAATCTCCCGATTGAACCGATCATCTCCGAGCTGGGCCCGCATCTCGTCTGCCCATATGTCATCTCTACCGGGCTGTTCTCGCCAGTAAGCACGATATGCTTTAAATCCGTTCTTGCCTAACTCAGTCGTGTTGCCGAACTCATCTTCAGTCTTGTTGGCCATCTTCCAGATAAGAGCAAACTGATCTTCATCCGAGTTTGGAGTTGAAGTGATGATCGCTTTACCACCGGTTGCTAGCGTAGGAGTGATAGATGTCCAAAATTCAGTAGCGATTGAGGGACGGACGAACGCAAATTCGTCAAGATATAGAAGTGTGATAGACATACCACGACCTGTGTTTTCAGTCGTTGTAGCAGACACGATGCGTGAACCGTTCTCAAAGTCAATAGAACCTTTGTTGTAGGTGGTGACGCCAGCTTTAATGTGATCTGGACAATTTTCATACGCATATCGTATACGCTGCATAATTTCTTGTGCACCGGTGTACTTGTGTGCTGCAATAAGGATAGTAGAATCAGGGACAAACATCGCATACCAAAGCAGATAACCAGCGGCTGAAGTTGATTTACCTGATTGACGAGGCATCAGTGAAATAGAGAAACGATAGCGATGATAAGTGTCAATCAATCGTTCTTGATAATTCCATGGATGATAGTTCATGCTTCCCTTAGTAGGATGCTGAATCACGAAGAAGTTATCCATAAAATATAGATAACCGAAATCAGGATCACAGCACGCTACGAACTCATCAAGTTCCTTCTTCGTCTTAAAGTTGGTTTTCTTGTATGGTGTTTTGATTAGGGAGGTTGAACCGCTCATGATATTATTTAGCGTTCTGTACTACCTTACGCTATTTGATATGTGCCACTAATATCAAAGTGTGTAGTCACTGTTGTAGCACCCACTGGAGTGTTATATTTCCAGTTTAAATCTGTTGTGCTACCAGAATAATATAACTTGTGTACGGTTGTGCTGTCAAATACATCTGTTATACCAGCAATATGATATTTTGAATCACCGGTTGTTTGATGCAATGTTCCGCCTGCAATCCGTATAGTTTGAATAGCAGGGAATGGTAAAGTAATTTGATATTGACCAGTTCCAAAATTAGTACAGGTAGCAAAATCTATATATACTCTAAAATAACATAATGGTCCTTGAAGCGTATAAGAAGCTGTAACCGTTGCTCCTGCAGTTGTTGCTGACGCATCTGTAAAAAGAGGATTAAATGACTGGGTATTAGAAGTAACAACTGCCAATGATCTAGAAGTAATGTTGCCAACAACATTAAGACCGTTGCCTGATATTGTTATATTTGAGGTCCCACCAAATAGATTACCACCTGCATTATACTGTAAAGAACTTACTGGTCCTGAAGGGTCAGCATGTGTGCCACCGCCACCTGTATTAATCAACTCTAAATTGCCATTGACATTGCCAATGTAGACATTGTTATTTGTTACATCAATTACAAGTTGTCCAGGACGAGCATTTCCATTCGCATTAGCTATGGATTCTTGTTGATTGTATTTTGCTATAACAGCACTAGTACCTGTTATATTTGAGTAGGGCGGTGGAGGATTAGACATACTGTAAACTCCTGTTGCGACTTCTAAAGAAAATCAATATCATGATGAAGGTCCACCGTTTGCAGGAGTTGGAAGAACACCAGAAGTACCTGTATTTGCATAAGGTGCACCTAGTTCTGTAACGGAGAATGCTCCTGCTGACCCCGCAACATTCAAGAAAGAGATAACATTTCCTTGTCCTACATAGACACTACGCTCAGTGCCGTTAGCAGGAATGATTTCACTATTTGCAGTTGCTACTTGATATGGAACGCCGAATGGATTAATTGTAAATGCATTTGCGGTTATCGCTACATTAGCATTAGCAGTGAGCGTCAAGCTAGTGTTATTTCCGACACTATCAACTATTCCTACAGTCACTCCGGTCGCATTTCCGATCCAATATCCTACGCCTACTTGAGACGAGAATGAAGTTCCGTTGCCAGTGATAACTTTTGAAGAAGTAGCAGCCGTGACCGTTCCTGTTCCGGTAACTTTAGGATAGCTCGCTACAAATTGAATAGCAGAGGTTGTCGTGGCAATTCTTACTTTATCAGTCGCTATATTAGCGGATGCTTGTGCAGAAGAGTTTGCAGTGTAAACATATGACGCCATGTTAGTTGAGTCCTTTATTATGTATTTATCATACATAAACAAAAGACCGGGCCTTAACCCGGTCTTTATTTTTACTTGATATCTAGTGGCCTGGCTTTTGTCGCTAGAATACAGAAATACTTTTCCTTAAATGTTTGGTCTTCTTCACCTTCTACTGTAGCAGGCATCGTTAGATCAAATGAGATATCATTGAACTTGTCAATGTTGAATCCAGCACGAACAAGTAACGCACCTAATTGAGTAGCACCGAAAATACTATAGTGATTAGGATTAAATTCATGTGGACGTTCACAATCCGGAGCAGGAACTTCAATATAAATCTTGGCACCTTGCTTTAGAATACGATTGTATTCCATCAATGAGAAGATAGGATACGGAGAATGTTCAAGAGCATGACGAAGGAAGATGAAGTCTACTGATTCATCATAGTATCCATCTTTCTGCGGAAGGAAAGATAGATCATACTGCTTGACCCTATGACCTTTTTGCTCACAAGTTTCAATATCACCTGGGCTTAATGTTACCCCAGTGACATTGGTATATTCTCGTGCCTTCATATTATCTAAAAAGTATCCTGGGCCGCAGCCTAGATCAAGGATATGTGCATCTTTAGGAAGTTCAAGGGGGTCAACATAGGTTTCTACTATCTGCTTAGTCAATTGGTCGTGAAACTGACTAGGTCCTTCGGACTGGATGTGTTCTGTGTAAAGCCATTCATTATAGAATTTTAGCTTGATGAGGTCTAATGTTTGATTGATGTCAGTGAGTTTTGTCATGCAAATATTTATATGACTATACTATAGTGAAATTATTTTTTCTTGTAGCCTTTGAATGCATTTATCGGGCTTACTTTCTGTGTGTTAGACAACTCTGTGCTACGATTGTCAGACAACCTATTGATCCTACCAGCACCTACTGACTGTGCTGCTTTGTTAACGATCTCTAACTCAACATCTGTGTAACAAGATAGCAGCGGATCCCCTGCCATTGGACCAATGGGAGGTGTAGGATAGTCTGGGGCACCGGCCATCGCGATTCCAAATCTCCATTGGAGATATGGGCTACCTGTAGCGGTGTTATGGCTGATGTCAGGCATGCTGATAGCATTTTTCATGGCATCCATGTGACTAGGTGGAAACTTATCACCGTCAGCTAAACTAGTTGCCTCAGTTAAAAATTCAAATGCTCTCATGCCAGATTCCTTATAGAGTATTTATCAGATACTGTGTTTCATGCCGAAAGAACCAAAGGGTGGATCACACACATCCTATCTCTTATACCCCTTAAAGGCATTCATAGGACTTTTCTTGACAACATCCGGCATTTCTTGGCTTGCCATAGTCGCAATCTGAACAGCAGCACTAGGAGGCAATCCCATTGATGTCAATGCATCACGGATATATTCACCTGTTTCTGGGTCATAGCTCACTACAATTTCATTCTCACCAAAAATATTATCTGGTTTAAAATCAGGAACACCGCCCTCTCGGCGGGCTTTGGCCCCTTTGGCACCGGCGATAGCGACACCAAAACGATATTGTAGATACGGATCCTGGTTGGGGAGAGCCGGAATCTTCCATGCACCAGGCAATGCTAATGCGATTTCTTGCTGCAAACTATCAGGTTTCCCTAGTGCAACTTCCGTAATAAACTCTCTTGCTCTCATGCTATTGCTCTGTGGTGATATTGTTATCGGCTTCAGTAGCTAGAACTGAGTTTACATATCCATCTAGTGCCAGAGATTGTCCAAGAACTGCATTACCGATCCACATAATCTGTGAACCAATGAAGTGAATCAGGGTCTCATCTACTAGCGGGTTAGCTCGGATCTGAACATTACCGTTAACCACGATCATGTCAAAGTTTGACAGACACGCTCCGAAGTAGGTAAAACCAGTAGCTGAATAGTTCACATCTGTCGTGTCGGTACTAACTGTTGAGAGGAGTGAGATAGCTTGGCTATTCGCTCCCACTACTTCAGCACTTTGAATATAAAACACCCCTTGAGAGAATGTATTAGCAGGGGCGGTGAAGATAATTTGGCCTTGAGCATTACCGTTAGTGTAAGCATTACTTGTATTAGTGAAGGTATTGAAAAGACTTGAGAAGTTATTGTTGATCTTCTCAAAAGCTGTGCGTAATGGATCACCCTGTCCGTCGTTTGGAAGTGCTCCGATGTTAATGATTTGTTGTGTTGCTGACATTTACACTCTTCCGTTGATATAGTATTTATCAAACGGGATGCCAATTCATAACTACTTTTTGATTGAAGAATCGTGGATGGATTTCTGCGTACTATACCAGCTAGCCCATGCAGCTTCCTTTTCCTTGCACACATGATACTTCGTGTAGTTTTTAGTGACTACTATCATGAGATCACTCAGTTTGGGTTCAGGCTGGAGGGTGTTGAGATCATCACATCTTTGTAATAACACTTTCGGTGGCGTTGGAAAAGGAACAGATACCGGAACCACAGAGGCACAGCAACTCACGAACAATGTACTAGCTAGGATAAGAATCTTTCTCATTTTTCGGGCACCGGAGTTAATGTCGCAGCAGCATTGTGGGCAGCAACGATTTCTTTTGGTATCACGCAGGTGGTATCGTACTTGATGACATCAGGACCTTGAAGATATTTGATGATGGTATCACCTTTGTCATGAATTATTTGAATGTCATGTGTGACTTTTGTCTCCGTTTTGTCACTGGCTCTATCGGCTTTTGCTTTGGCTTGCGCCAACTGTGTCTCTAGTTGGGCTATTTGGAGATCCACTTTTTGTTTGTAGGCGAGTCCACCCTCTAGCCAGAATCCATATGCTGCAACAATCATCCCAACCAGTTGGACTGGCATCTTATATACGCCGACTTTAGGAATTACTGATATCACAAAAGATGATAGTAGTGCTACTATTCCTAAGCTCAAGATGGAGTGTGCAAATAGACTAGACATACTGTTATTTAGCGAAAAATAATTTTATTCTATCCGCGATATATTCTACCTCACTGTCTGTCAACTCGGGATAGATAGGAAGGCTCAATATACCCCTACATAACATGCTGCTTACACTTAAAAAATCAGGCTTAACCAAATCCTTCGCAACAGCCAACTCACTCAGGGGCCTATCGTAATGTATCTTTGTTTCTATGCCTAGCTGATTCATTTCATGCTGTAATTGTGACCGACGATCAGTGTATATCACAAATTTTTGATCTGCATGTCTCTCAAAACCGTCGCTCAAGCATCGTACTGGTATGTCTTTGAACTCCTCTATGTAATATAATCTGATCTGCTTTCGCCGTTCTTGCCATTGATCTATGTATTTGGTTCTTACCATCAGATGGGCACAGTCAATCTCACTCATCTTGCTATTGGTACCCGGAGTTAGGAAATTCTTCCCTTTACCGTTATTTTTGTAGTTTTCTATGAAGTCATGTATGTACGAATTGTTTGTTACGACGGCGCCGCCGTTTCCAGATGATGGTAGGTTCTTGGTAGGGTCAAAACTAATAGCCATAGCATCACCTATGTTGCCATCTGCGACTAGCCAATGTTGAGCCCCGTCAACTATTGTTCCTCGCCATGCCATTCGGTTAGTAGAAGCGCCATATAGTCCTACATAACATGTAGGTTTGCCTACATTTAACAGATATTGGTCCGGCAACAATCCATTTTTATCGGTGTCTACTAACTCTACTTCCCAGCCAGTGTTCAAAAAAGCATTGAGAGTTGCAGGATATGTTAGGTTAGGAAGTACGATCTTGTCAGGATTGTACTGTACAACCTTGCTATCATTCATGTCACGAATGCTCTTCGCTATGAACTCAAGTGCTTGTGTTCCACTGTGTACTAAGGTTGCGTACTGGCTTCCTGTTCTTTTACAAAGCCATGCTTCAAACTCCCGTGTGAAGGGACCTTCAAGGAATTGGCCTTCTTTCATAGCCTCATAGGTAGCATCTAACAACTCGGCCTTAAGGTTTTCAGTCTGTCTCTTAAGCCCGAAGTGAGATATTTTTGAGAATATCACGCGAGTACCTTGCTAATTTCCATGTCTAATTCAGGGTCAATGTCTGAAAGCTTTACTTTTCTATGCAAATCAAACAGAGAATTGTATTCTTTATATCTACACAATTGATGTTTGCTTTCCGTCTCATCAACTTGCGTATTGCATTTTGCTTTTATGCCATCAATAATTTCGTGAAAACTATCAGGTTGATACTCGCATCGCGTATCTACCCATTGCTGAATCTTTTCCCAGCATTTTATCTTGAACTCGGTGGGTAGGTATAGCAGATTTAGATGTTCAGGTCCAGTTAGATTGATGGGCTGAATGCGTATCAATGTTCGTTTGGCTGCTCTGTTATAGGACTCAAAATATTCAAACAACTCTACGCACTTGTTAAGGTTAGTAGTCTGTATGACCGGAGTAGGTGATATAATGATATTATCTCCTAGCCCTAACAATTTTTTGATGTTAGCGTCCATAGCCGACCATTTGCTAGGATATCTCAGATATTCTTGCATAGAACCTACTCCATCTATGCTTGCCATGAACACTACATACTTAAATTCTTTTATGAGATTGTAAAATTTAGGATTAGTATTAGTCATGTTGGAATTTATGGTAAGAACTATTTTCTTACTCCTACCGGAAGACACTAGAGAGGCAAGCAAATCCATGTTTTGTTGTATTATTGTAGGTTCACCCCCAGTAAGAGAGATGATTTCAATGCTATCTAACTGTTTTTCTAGATTATCCTTAAACACGGGAGTCTGATACCAAGAATTGATATCTTCTTGGAAGAAGTTTTGATATTTTTTTATAGCAGATGGCATAACTTCAATTTCTCGTTGAAACTGACTACTAGCCTTAGGATTACAACTGCGACAACTCAGATTACATAGATTACCAAATCTCAAATCAATAAACTTGACAGCCGGATCTGTGCTTGTATCCTCAGCCTTTACATCCTTGTATATCTGATTGTAGATGAGTCTGTTGCTTCTTCTGCTAAACTTTTCCATCTCATAGCATTCTTCGCATCCTGCTACTACAACACCGTCAAGCATCTGCTGTCGCATATCAACTATGCTCTTGCTGTTATAAATCTCTTCAACCGTGTCTTTTCCTAGATTGAAATTAGTTCCGTCATCTTTTTTAATGTATGCATTGGATATGCAGCACGGTTTTATGTCACCGTTTGTATCAACAGTGAGTCCGGTCCATTGTAATTTACATAAGGTATTCATAATAGAGTTGGAGGCCTTCTTCTAGGTCAATTTTTGGTTCAAAGCCAAAATCTATACGAGCAGCATCTATATTTAATAAGCCTCTCTGAGGGAAATTTTTATCGCGATCCTTGACCTCAATTCTACCCTTACCTGCTATTCTCACCGCTAATTCAGCAGCATCTAGCAAGCTACGGCTTCGGCTACGAGTGATGTTGTATGTCTTTCCGGCAGTAGCATCGCTCAGTGACGCTCCTACGATGCCTGAGGCTACATCGTCAACATAACTAAAGTCTAAAGATTCATCTGAACCATTGACCGGTAGAACTTCGTCAAGCATAGCTGCCCATAAAAACTTTGATATCACTCTGTCTTTAATATCACGGGGACCATATACGGCACTAGGGCGGATGATGACATGCTCAAAGCTACCGCGACGACTGTAATCTTCTACGAGTCGTTCGCCTGCAAGTTTCAGGATACCGTATAATCCTGCGGGAGAACAGGTAGCATCCTCTCTCACGCCGTCAGCAAAATCACCATACACCATGCTGCTACTGATATAGACAAATCTCTTTACATTGTACTGGCGAGATTGCTCACATATGTTTAACAGACCTTCTGTCATCGTTCTCGCGGATATGACAGGAGCAAAACCTGCTATCTTCTGATTAGGTATGCTCGCGAGATGAATCACGGTCTCTGGTTTAAAGGTGCGGAATAAAGTATCTATCCCGTGACCTTTGCTAGAAATGTCATGCAGATGGCATGTCGCAGAAAGTTGCGAACTGCGTTCATCAATCAACCTACTCAACTCATCTTTCGGAATTATTCCGTAATCAGTTAAGCTATCAATAATTTCAACATCATGTCCCAAATCTTCCAGCTGAGACACTACATTGTGACCGATGAAGCCCATACCGCCGGTAACGAGGATTCTCATTCAAATTTCAACTTCCAAAAAATGTGTGCGTTGTCATCAAAGGTTGCCTTATTCATACTGCCATTTCGGCTTTGATACTAGCATGACTTTCATAGTCTGTCAACTGAATATTGTATATTATTTCTATCATTTATCTACGATCTTAATTAAACAGCCCTTAAACACACTTTTGGTAGGAATTTTGCCTTTGCTCATTCTACTGATAGTGGCGTGAACATTCGCTATACTAACCTTAAATTCCTCAGCGATTACTTTTAGCCCATATACTTGTTTACTCGTGTTGTCTGGATATATTATTTCATACTGTTTTGTATATGATTGATCTTCCGGGGTGGCCCCTTTAGTCCAGGGCGTTTTGCTTCTTAGAATTTTAAGTGTTTCTTCTGTATGTTTTTTGTTATAAAACGGATTATTTTTTCCCGATCTATCTCTGCACTCACCACATGTATTAGCCTTAGGTTCTATCATATTGACAAGACATACAGAGCATAGTAACTTTCTACCGCCGTTACGCCAATTTGGATTACTCTCTCCTGGTTTACTAAATCTTTCTTTGCGCTCATCTGCGCTTAAGGATTTTAGCCACAGTCGGTAGTTTTCGGTTCGTTGTTCAATTATAGTTTCTCTGTCAGGATGATTTGATAAAGTATCCCCTCCATTTGCAGGTGCTATATTGTAGCCATTTTTATTGTTATCAATATACCATTGTTCCCGAGAATGCAGTTCTTTTCTACTAGGATTACCCATATCTTCCACTAGAGCAAAAGAAAAGTTGTCTATACCATGTAAATTATATGATCTTTGCAAATAAACATTGATATGTTTATCCTTGCGTAATCCTCTTCGGTGCTGTTCTAACCTCCATTCAACATTCATTGAACTACCGTAATATCGTTTACCATTTATTATGTTTTCAATATAATATATGCCCTTCATTGAAGTTCTCCTATATTATATTTATCCCTAGAACTACCTTTTAACATTAAACTGCCATAATAGCGGGTAATGCTGGATGACTTTTATATCCTATAAGTTTTATGTCATCCATAGTGAATTTATCAATGTCTTTTATTTCAGGATTTAACCACAAGGTGGGTGATGGAAACGGAGTTCGGGAAAGCAGTTCCTTTACCTGAGGCAAATGGTTAGAATATATATGAGTATCGCCTGTGCTGATAATAAGTTCACCGACTGTCAAGTTACATACTTGAGCAATCATGTGGGTAAGTAGAGCATAACTTGCGATATTAAAGGGAATTCCTAAATAAGTATCACAACTTCTTTGATACATGTGGCAGCTTAAACGGCCATTATTGCTTACATAAAACTGACTCATAACATGACACGGAGGCAAAGCCATCTGACCAAGTTCTGCTACATTCCATGCAGTAAGGATATGCCTACGACCGTTTGGATCATTTTTGATACCTTCAATTAGAATTGCAATCTGATCAACTTCGGTCTGATCAACTGCTAGCCTACGACCTTCTCCAAGGCGAGCTGGTCCGAACTGCTTCCGTTCAACATGCTCGTTCCATCGTCTCCATTGTACTCCGTAAACTCTTCCGAGATCGCCGGCGAACTTTGCTTTGGGTTCCCAATAAGCTGCGGTAGCATTTCCTGTCCATATTGTAGTGTTCTTTGGATCTCTTGTGCCGTGTAAGATTTCTGCAAGTCTTCGTTCATCGTCACTTCCCTCTAAAAACCAAAGCAGTTCACTCTTGCAAGCATTCCAGGCGAGTTTCTTGGTCGTGACTGCTGGAAAGCCCTGGGTCAAGTCAAATCTTAGTTGGCGACCGAATACACTATATGTGCCGGTGTTGGTCCTATCCTGACGCAATCCTCCATTTTCTAATATATCAATTAGGAGTTCATGGTATTGTTTCATAGTTTATTCAATAGTTTATCTGTTTCAGGTTGAACTGTATCCGCGATGCTCTTAACATTAAGAATAAACTCAATGCCCACCATCTCATCATCTAATTCCGTGAGTTTTCTACTCAGGAATTCTTCTATTTGATCCGATTCTAACCCTTGTTTCAACAACCGTTCAATGTTAATCGTGCGTTGTCGTTTACCATGAAGTTTTACAATTAACTTCTTTAGAAATTCTACCGGAATAGTTTGTTTTTCAACGCCATCAAGTAATTTTTCCCACTTCTGAATGAATTCAGGTGACATCTACATGATAACCTTAAGCTACGACGGGAGTATTCTTGGGTTTGCCTTTTGCTTTAGCAGCAACTGTCGCTGCACTCTTTGCTACGGGGGCCTTCTTCGCGACGGTTTTCTCTGCGGGAGCAGGCTCAAGCGATGCTGCTTCATTCAACAACCTATTTGCTTCTGCAAGGAGACCATTAGCCTCACGCTGCATACGCTCGGCTTGTGACCTGAATGTGTTGGCTAATTGGGCATCACCTAATGCATCGCTACCGGATGCTGCGATAGGTGCGATCGGAGCATCAACCATTGCATCACGATTACCACGCATCATACGGGCGACTTGTGCCGGATCTTGCATACCGCGTTGATTGTCCATCTCAGCCAACCTACGGGTAGCGTCTTCGCCTAGCTTCATCTCATCAAGAATCTTGTTGAGTTCGCTCAACTTGATCTTAGTATTAGGTGCCGGAGTCATGACGATAAGTTCAGTCTGGACCTTCTTCAACATGCCTTCAGCGTGTAGCTTCTGTAGGATGATATGACCATCCCGTGTGTGAGTGCGATTGAATGCGTCTGCAAGATGCTCGCTGTTCTGACCGATGTCAGACTCAATGCACTTGATGATCGGATCATGCATATTCTGATTAAGTAGTTCGGTATAAACTACCAAACACATGTGGGGTTCACCTGGTACTTCACGAAACACAATCGCTACTTTGCGATCACCGTGTTTACCGATATGGCGTAAAAATGACATTGTAATCTCCTTAAATGACATATGTATTTAATATAGAAATGTGATAAAGTATTTTTTATCCGAAGGTTAATTCGTAAAATACGGCTTCTTTTGGGTCTTCAAAAGTAGGACATATGCCAGGAGCATCTATAAAATTAGTTGGGCCGCACTTAGAGAAGCGACCGTGTAACTTCTCTAGGATCCATGCCTTTGATTCCGGTGTTATAGGTGTTGAAGTCTTGACAAAATGCTTTGGGTTTACCGAGAGTTCCCTCTCGGTAAACCAAGTCTCTAGATTAATATCGTCAATTGTCTTCACTTACTTCTTCTTGTGGTCATCATAGATCGCCCACGAACCGAACGGGGGATTAGGATCAGGGTCACCATAAATGATCCAAGTCGTGTCGCAGTAGTCAGCATCGCCCCAAGAACCAACCGGATACCCGTCCGTGAAGACGATCAGCCGATTAGGGACACTGCCTTCTTCCTTGAGATACTTGAAGATGCAATCAAAGTCGGTGCCACCGCCGCCCATGATCTTATACTCATCTACAGTATCAAGGTTCTCAGAAGTAAACTCTTGCATGTTATAGACTTCGGTATCAAAGCAAGCGACACGGATCTTGAAGCCGTCAAATGCTTCCATCATGCCAGCAACCTCAGACAGAAACGCCTGACCTTGCTTCGCTGAGATAGAACCTGACATATCAATGAACACAGTGACATCAATCTCTTCGCCAGGATTCATACCGGGCATCACTGCATCCATGTGCCAACCGCGACGAGAAGGACGCATCCAGCTATAATCAGACTTGATAGCAGAAGTCAGATTAGACTGAAGGAGTTCGCGCCAGGGCATGACAGGAGCAGTGAGTTCCTTAAGCATACGCTCAACGCCCTTAGGGATTGAACCAGCATCAGCAGACTGTGCTGCATTGATGATCGCTTGCCTCACTTCTTGACGGACACGCTCGCGTTCTTCAGGAGACATTTGCGGGCGGCCCTTGCCCTTCTTATCACCGCCTTCGCCGTCGTTATCTTCACCTTCACCTTCACCATCCACGTGATCATCAAACATCTTGTCCAAAAGGTCTTCAATGTTGATGTATTGCACATTTTTCATGAGGTCATCATAGATAGCCTCAGCCGCCATACCATCATATTTTGCTTCATACAATGCAGGGACAGTAGTGATGAACTCACCGACTTTGTGACGCTTGAGGTCTGCATTCACTGCATAGTCATCAGCGATGTTCCAGATTTCAGGGTCACGAGTACCACGACGACCCATGTGATCATAAACAACATGCAGGACTTCATGACCGACGAGGAATTCAACTTCCTTAGTGCGAAGCATCATGATGAAGCGGGAGTTGTAATAGAACTTTTGACCGTCAGTAGCAGCCGTAGAACACCATTCATCAGCATTAGTGAGCGTCAGTCGGGTAGCGAGATTTCCGAAGAAAGAATGCTTCAACAGAAGGCCGATACGAGCAGTTATCAGACGCTCCCGAGCATCGTTGTCAATCTTCGGATCCATCGGACCTACTAGATTTTCAAACTTCTTGCTGCGAGAACGCTTACGCTTAGTGGGGGAAATAACATCGCTCATTGAGATAGTCCCTTTCGTTGTCATAATATTCAATATAGTTGGTTCCGAGACGGAAGTCAAGCCTTAATCTACCTTATCCATAAAATAATTCTTTCCGGTTTCCATCCAGATTCGCATCTTCATGACATCAAGTTCTGAACCAGTTACTCTTTTGTCATTCAGATACCAAAGTTTGGTGCCATCTGCACGTTCAACTGCCGGGCCATCTTCTCGGTGAGTTTTGCCGTTCAGATACCAGTATTTGGTGCCATCTGCACGTTCAATTGCCGGGCCATCTTCTCGGTGAGTTTTGCCGTTCAGATACCAGTATTTGGTGCCATCTCTAGCCATATGTAAAGTAGGTTGGTCAGACATTTTTACTCCGATAAAAAAGGGGGAGGGGAATGTCTCTAAACCCCTCCCCGCAGTATGCAGCAACTGTATTAGTTGCTGCCAGCTTCCACAATGTATTTACCATACTTCTTGTGGAAATCATCAAAGTTCTTCAACTGAGAGGGCTCAATAGGCAGACGATAAGTCTTAAGAGCGATCTTAGCACCCATCACGACCAGCTCAGTCTCAAAGTTCTTCATGATGTAGTCAAAGAAGTTGTCAGCCATTTCGTGGAACTTCTTCGCGTCAACACGCTTGTTGTCAAGAGCGTCCTTCAGTTCATAGCACATAGAAATCGTCAGCGAATACATCGCAGAGATTTCCTTGACCTGAAGGTCCTTCACCTTACCAGAAAGAATATCAGCAGGGTTGGGCATACGACCAGCGACCTTGCGATGCGCCATGAACTTCGTAGCCAGACCTTCACCGATAGCACCGGCAACGAGATTGAACAGCGTATCGTTATCAACATCCTCATCAGCGAGCAGATCGCTCACGAAACACCACGAACGAGGCGTAGCGAATGCACGAGACGAAGACTTCGCATCAAAGTCATAACCATCTTGCTTAGAGAAAGACAGATAACCGACGACATCCTTGTGAATGCCCTTGTTGACAGCCCATTGCTGCCACGCATTGAAGTCATACCGCATTTCAAGGTGAACGAAACGATTAGCGAGGGGCATGGGCATACGATACGTAACACCCTTGTCGCTGTCACGGTTACCAGCAGCAACGATGACCACATTGTCGGGCAGCTTGTAATTGCCGATCCGACGATTGAGGATCAACTGATAACCAGCAGCCATAACCGAGGGAGGCGCCGAGTTCATTTCATCAAGGAAAAGAACGATGATAGGATACTGAGCAGCGAGTTCTTCTGTAGGAAGATCAACGGGCTCGGCCCAATCCATCTTGTTGATATCCTTATTGAAGTAGGGGATACCACGAATATCAGTAGGTTCCATCTGCGCCATACGCAGGTCAATCATGTGACCACCGAGATCATTAGCGATCTCTTGCACGACCTCAGACTTGCCGATGCCCGGAGGGCCCCAGAGAAAGATGGGCCGCTTAGACTTGAATGCAGTAAGAATAGCCTTGCGAGCTTGAGTAGAAGTGATCGTCAGATGATCAGACACTTGAGACATTTTTTAATTTCCTTTCAAATGAGAGAGACTGTCTCTCTCTATGTTCTTAATATAGCAAATCGTATTTCCGATGTCAACCTGTTTTTTCACTTTTTTCAAAAATAGTTTTTTCCGTTTTCCATCCAGATTCGCATCTTCATGATATCAAGTTCTGAACCAGTTACTGCGTCGCCGTTCAGACACCATTCTTTAGTGCCATCTGCATATTCAACTGCCGGGCCATCTTCTCGGTGCCATTTGCCGTTCAGGTACCATACGTTAGCGCCATTTACATGTTCAATTGCCGGGCCATCTTCTCGGTGATATTCGCCGT